ATCGTCATGCAGCGGGTCAAGGCCATGCGACAGCCCGAGATGGAACGGGTCGTCACCCGGTGGTACAACGCCCGGCGCGGGCAGTCACGTGCGGCGATGCCGCAGGCGTCACGCCGATGGTGATCATGATCAGCGAGCCGGGCCTCACCCATTTTTGGTGGCCTTCCCGGGCGACCCAAACGCCCTTCTCGCCCGATTTTTTGCGCGGCGATTTTGAAAGATCAATCCGCGCGAACTCGGTTCGACCGGTTTAGCGGCCGTCACGCTCCGTGACCACGCTATTTCCGCGAACCGGATTCGAGTGAATTAGTGGAGGCGATCATGAGCGTCGCCGACGAGATCGACTCCGAGCTCGCCGATCTTCACGCGGCCGAGACGTCGCCCGGAATGGCGGCCGTCGCCCTCGACCTCGCGAACGCCATCGACGCCACGGACGCCGCCACCGCCAAGGCCGTCGCCGCCCGCGAGCTCCGCTCGATCATGTCCGACCTCCGCAAGCTGGCCCCCGTCGGGGAGAAGGGGGACACAGTCGATGACATTGCTGAGCAGCGAGCGAAGCGCCGCGCCGCCGCCCGCGCCCAGGACAGTGGCTGACGGGCCCCTGTACGGGTGGCAGGAGCCACCGATCCAGATCGCGCCGCCGTCGGTGTCGAGCGCGGGCCAGGAGGCCATCGACCTCGCGGCCAAGGCCGGCCTACAGCTGGACCCGTGGCAGCAGCACGTGCTGCGCATCGGCATGGGCGAGAAGGCCGACGGCTCATGGGCAGCCTTCGAGGCGGCAGTCAACGTCCCGCGCCAGAACGGCAAGGGCGGGATCATCGAGGCCCGCGAGCTCTGGGGCCTGTTCATCGGCGGCGAGCAGCTCATCCTGCACAGCGCGCACGAGTTCAAGACGGCGAAGAACGCGTTCAAGCGCATCGAGCGCCTGATCCGCGCATGCCCTGACCTGCACAAACGCGTGAAGGCGTACAGGTACACGGTCGGTGAGGAATCGATCGAGCTGCACACCGGGCAGATCCTGCGGTTCATTGCCCGCTCGAAGGGCAGCGGCCGCGGCTTCACCGGTGACTGCAACATCCTCGACGAGGACATGATCCTCGGCGACGAGGCGATGGACGCCCTGCTGCCGACGATGGCCGCGGTGGAGAACCCGCAGATCTGGTACCTCGGATCGGCGGGCATCGGTGCCCAGTCCGTGCAGCTGGGCCGTCTGCGGCGCCGAGCCCTGGCCGCGATCGAGGTCGGCGTCCCGGATCCATCGCTGGCCTACTTCGAGTGGTCTGCCAACCTGCACGTCGCCGAGTGCGCGAAGGACTGCGCCGAGCACGACGATCCTGCCTCCGACGAGACGGTCCTGAAGGCCAACCCGGCGGTCGGGTACCGGCTGACGCTGGAGAAGGTGGCCAACGAACGGTCAACGCTCAGCGCGGCTGGCTACGCCCGTGAGCGGCTCGGTGAGGGCGACTATCCGTCCGACGAGGCGGATACGTGGCAGGTCATCGGCGAGGACGCGTGGCGCGCGCTGGCGGCTGCCGAGTCGCAGCCCTCGGATCCGGTGGCGTTCGCCATCGACATGACGCCCGAGCGCTCACATGCGGCCATCGCGGTGGCCGGGGCCTGGCGGGGCGGAACGCACGTCGAGGTGGTCGACCACCGGCCCGGTACGGGCTGGATCCTGGACCGCGCCGAGGAGCTGCACAAGAAGTGGAAGCCGCGGTGCTGGGTCGTCGACGCGGGCGGACCTGCCGGATCGCTGATCGAGGATCTCGCGGACCGGCTCGGTGTGGAGATCGTCTCCCCGAAAGCCCGTGAAGTCGCCGCGGCGTGCGGGCAGTTCTACGACGCAGTGACCGAACAGACCCTGTCCCACCTCGACCAGGCGCCGCTGTCGGCAGCCCTGGCGGGCGCGCAGCAGCGCCCGCTGGGAGACGCGTGGGCGTGGGCCCGGCGGGTCGTGAGCGTGGACATCAGCCCGCTGGTCGCGGCGACGCTGGCCAAGTGGGGGCTGGGCGCCCCGGTCGAAGAGTCCGGCGACATCTTGAGCAACGTGTGGTGAGAAGGGTGACGGCATGAGCTGGTGGTGGCCCTTCCGCCGCAGGGAGCAGACGCGGGCGATCGCATATCAGGACGTGTGGGGCTCTGGCGGGGACCCCACGGTGCTGCGGGGCGGCAGTCAGGAGCGGGCGCTGCGCCTCGGGCCCGTGTACGCGGCGACACGGCTGCTCGCGGACTCCGTGGCGTCCCTGCCCCTGAAGAGCTACCGGGCGGACGGAGACGACCGCCTGCGTGTCCCCGTGCCCCCGCTGTTCCGTCGCCCGGCCGCGGTCGGCACGCGCTACGACTGGCTGCACCGGTGCATGACCTCGCTGACGCTGCGCGGCAACGCCTACGGGCTGATCGTCGCTACGGGGCCGGACGGCTGGCCCAGCCAGATCGAGTGGCTGCACCCGGAAGACGTGAGCATCGAGGACAACCTCGCCGCCGTCCCGGTGTGGTTTTACAAGGGCCGCCGCCTCGAGGACGGGGAAATGTTCCACATCCCCGCGTACACGGTGCCCGGCCAGATCCTGGGGCTGTCGCCAATCGCGTACTTCGCGACGACGACGGAGGCCGGGCTGCTGGCCAACCAGTTCGGCCGGGACTGGTTCGCCAATGGCTCCACTCCCAGCGCCGTCCTGGAGACGGACATGGTGGTCGACCGGGACGCAGCCCTGATCCTGAAGGCCCGGTTCAAGGAGGCCGCCCAGGGGCGCGACGTGGTCGCCCTCGGCAACGGCGTGAAGTACAGGGCCATCTCGGTACCGGCCAACGAGTCGCAGTTCCTGGAGACCATCAAGGCGACGGCGAATCAGATCGCCGCGATCTACGGGGTGCCGCCGGAGAAAGTCGGCGGTGAGACCGGCGGATCGCTGACCTACGCCACGGTTGAGCAGAACAGCATCGACCTGCTCACGTGGACGCTGCGCCCGTGGCTGGCGCGCCTGGAAGAGGCGTTCTCGCTGCTGCGGCCGCCTACGGAAGAGGCGCGGTTCAACGTCGACGCGATGCTGCGTACCGACACCCTGACCCGCTACGAGACACACCGGATCGCTCGGGCGATCGGCCTGAACAACGTGGACGAACTGCGGCGCGTGGAAGACGAAGGACCGCTGCCCGGCGGCGCTGGGCAGGACTACACGCCACTGATCAAGGTGGCTCTGGACGGAAGCGGGATGAAGTGAACGGCGACAGTGAGCGTCGGTTCACGCGCGGCCTCGTGGAGGTCCGGGCGGCCGGCGACAGCAGGACGATCGGCGGGTACGCGGCGAAGTTCAACACGCTGTCGCGCAACCTGGGCGGCTTCGTGGAGCGCATCGACCCGGGATTCTTCGCGAAGTCCGAGGGCGATGGCTGGCCGCGCGTGATGGCCCGCTACAACCACGACAACATGGCGCTGCTGGGTACGTCCCGGGCGGGCACGTTGCGGCTGCAGACGGACGGCACCGGCCTGGACTACAGCGTCGACGTGCCGCAGGCCCGCGGCGACGTCTACGAGTTGGTGCAGCGCGGCGACATCAGCGAGTCGTCGTTCGCGTTCTACACGTTCGAGGACGACTGGGCGATGACGGAGGACGGTTTCCCGGTGCGGACGCTGCTGTCCGGCCAGCTGGTCGATGTGGCGCCGGTGAATGACCCGGCGTACCTGGACACGTCCACGGGCCTGCGCTCGCTCGCCGAGAAGGCCGGCGCCGACCTTGCCGAGGTCCGGGCGGCGGCCGAGGGTGGCGACCTGAAGCGGTTCCTCGGGGCTCCGGCCCCCACGATCATTCCGGCTGGCGGGCAGGGCGAACCCCACCCGCTGATGTCGGTACGGCAGCGGCGCGCCGAGCTCATGAGGCGCCGCACCTTCTGAGGCAGGGCGAACCCCACCTCGACACACCACCCATCAGGCACCCTGGCCAACTCGCTGCGGGTGCCTTCGTCATGCCCAGGAGGGCAGATGTCCGAGTTCATCAAGAGGCTGCAGGAGCGCCGCCTGAACGTGTGGGAGCAGACGAAGGAGCTGCTCGACACGGCTGAGGGCGAGAAGCGTGACCTGAGCGCCGAGGAAGAGACCAAGTACCAGGCCCTGAACGCGGACCTCGACAAGATCGACGCCCGCGTGAAGGATCTGCGGGAGGCGGAGCAGCGCACGAAGGACGCCGAGGCGGCGTTCTCCGACCTGCTGGGCAAGCCCGCCGACGAGCGCAAGAAGGTGCAGGACACCAGCGCCGAACTGCGCCAGTGGCTGACTGGTGAGGGCGGGAAGCGCGCGTTCGAGGTCCGCCCCGACGCGACGACCCCGCACGACTTCCGCACCCTGTCGAAGCTGACCGCCGCGGCGGGCGCGAACACCGTGCCGATCAGCTTCTACAACCGGCTCATCGAGCACATGATCGAGGTGTCGGGTGTCCTGATGGCCAACCCGACGCTGCTGCGTACCGCGTCGGGCGAGCAGATCCAGATCCCGAAGACGACGGCGCACTCGACGCCGTCCGGTGCCCCGATCGCGGAGGCCGCGGCGCTGGCGTCCGGTGACCCGACGTTCGGTCAGGTGCCGCTGGATGCGTACAAGTACGGGATCCTTCTGCAGGTTTCGCACGAGCTGCTCAACGACACGGGCGTCGACCTTGCGGGCTACCTCGCGCGGCAGGCCGGCCGGGCGATCGGTAACTGGTTCGGCACGCACCTCGTGACCGGTACCGGCACGAGCCAGCCGAACGGTGTGGTCACCGCGGCGACCGTCGGCGTGACCGGTGGCGCGGGCGTGGTCGGTGCGTTCACTGCGGACAACCTGATCGACCTGTTCTACTCGGTCATTGCGCCGTACCGGAACAGCTCGTCGTGTGCGTGGATGATGAAGGATTCCAGCGTCGCCGGACTGCGGAAGATCAAGGACTCGACCAACCAGTACATCTGGCAGCCGGGCCTTACCGCAGACGCCCCGGACACGGTCCTCGGCAAGCGGCTGTACACCGACCCGAACGTGGCCGCGACTGCCCTGTCCGCGAAGTCGGTCGTCTTCGGCGACTTCTCCACGTACTTCGTGCGGATGGTCGAGACGCTGCGCTTCGAGCGCTCCGACGACTACGCGTTCAACACCGACCTCGTCTCCTACCGCGCGGTCCTGCGCGGCGACGGCGACCAGGTCGACACGAGCGGCGCCATCAAGGTCTTCCAGGGCAACGCCGCCTGATCCGGCCTGACAACCGAGGCAGGGCCCAACCAGGGCCCTGCCTCTGCTTCGAGGAGGAGCAATGCGAGTACGGATGAAGATCGCCATCTCCGGCTCCCGCAACGGCGCGGACTGGCCCCCGGCAGGCGGAGAGATCGACCTGCCCGACGAGGAGGCCGAGCACCTGGTGACCATCGGCCTGGCCACCGCGGACGGCGAAGAGCCCGGCGAGGGCGAGGCGCCGGAGGAGACCGCGACCGCCCCGGGCGAGCCGGAGAAGGCCGCCGGCCGCCGCAAGCCCGCGGCCAAGCCAGCCGCCGAGAAGTAACCGGAGTCCCCCATGGCGCTGCTCACGCTGGCCGAGGCGAAGGCCCAGCTGGACATCGAGAGCACCGGGCACGACACCGAGCTGCAGGTCTACATCGACGCGCTGACTGCGGCGATTGAGCGGCACGTGGGGCCAGTGGAGAACCGCACCGTGACGGAGACGACCACCACGGGCGGTGCCACGCTGTGCCTGTCGCACATCCCCGTGGTGGCCCTGACGTCGCTCGTGCCGATCCTCACCAACGGCAAGGCGGTGCAGGCATCCGACGTTGCGGTCGACGCGGCAACAGGCATCCTGAGGCGCAAGGACGGCACCTGGTTCTGCGGCGGCCCGTGGACAGCGACATACACGGCCGGGCGCGGCGAGGTGCCGCCGACCATCAAGCTTGCCGCGCTGATTCTGCTTCAGCACCTGTGGCGCACCCAGTACGGCGCGTCGCGGGGACTGTCTGGGATCGGTGGGGGCGACGACTTCAACGTCACCGAGCCTGCTCCTGGCTGGGGTTACGCGATCCCGAACCGCGTGCTGCAGCTGCTGGAGCCGTACAAGGTTCCGCCGGGGGTGGCCTGATGCAGACTTCCCGCGTCCCTGCGGCGGTCGACGCTCTGCTGGCGATCCTGCGGGCCTCGCCAGCCTTGGCGGACGTCCGCATCATCGATGGCCCGGAGCCGGTGAACCTCACCGAGCGAGACATGATCTTCGTAGGGTGGCAGAACGGTGAGGCAGCGGTCGCGCTGACGCAGGACTTCAACGCGGCGGGCGCCCGCACCCGTGACGAGGCGTTCGAGATCGCCTGCTACGCCGAATCGCGGGCGGGCGACAAGGACATGGCGCTGCGCCGCACGAAGGTGTTCGACCTGGTCGGCGCCGTCGAGGAAGCGCTGCGCGCGACCGATGCCGCGCCGACCGCGCCGACGCTGAACGGCACCGTGCTGTGGGCGCACCTGACCACCGGCAATCTCCAGCAGGCGCAGAACGAGGGCTCGATCGCGGGCCTCGCGTTCACGGTGACCTGCCAGGCCCGTATCTGATCCACCCCACCCAAGAAGGAGTACTGCCATGGCGCGTGTGCGCTACGTGGGCTCGGAGCCTGTCACCGTGCCTGAGCTCGGGGACCGGCTCGTCGA